AAGTATATAGGTAGAAATCGATAGTTTAGATAGGTAAACGATCGATGATATATGAGAGAGAGATAGCGGAAGATAGCATTCAACTTCAAGGGTGGGTAATCAATGGATGAAACTAAGAGTAAGGTCGATTGGGCTTTCTAAAACTATAAACATATTTATGCCATTGTAATACATCTTTATCGATTGAATAAACCCGTGTTCTACCATTTGTACCAAATCTAACTTTCTTTGAAACAGTAATATTGAAGAGACTTGCGTATACTTTGCATATCTCTGAATACATTTTATTTTGAGTAGATAGATCTAACTTCTTAACACGTATTCTAAAGTGTTTGTGATAGATATCTTGTATCTTTTCGTATCCAATGATCTTTTTATTAGATGGAACAAAATCACCAATATCGAGTTTACCATAACCGATACTTTTAAGCATTGATTCAAGAACTTTTAACTTCAACGATGAATCATGACATTTGATGATATCAAAGTCCCTACGTTCTTTTAGATTATCCATGAGATGTTTAGTATCCTGAAAGAAGAATCTACATACATTGATGTGTTTAGTACGATAAGATTGATCTATGAATAGTTCTTTGTATTCTTCGATCTGATCTAATGGTATTTTAAGGTATTCGTTCAATTTTTTAATATGGATTGAATCAAGATTAAAGTTATCAAGTTTTTGTTGATGAATCTGTTCTTTTGCTTCTTTATGATTAAGTTTTGTGTAAGATCCTTCGTACTCGTTAAGAAGAAATCCTCTTGATGATAGAATGTTAGTAAGATGAAGAAATTTCGAAGTATCGTAACAATCATCTCTGTATTTGATTTTTGTATAAATATCTTCAAATAGCATTATTGATGTTTTAGTTGGGAACAGTTCGTCAGTCAATTCATTCATTTCATAGAATCCTGATTTTTCAATTTCGGTATAATGGCTGCATGATTTGTATTGAAATTTCATATTATTTATAGACTCGTTAAATTGACCGATAGAATCTTCAATCTTTTCATAATGTGCCATAGTTGACGGTTTCTGTGGGAAAAAAATGTATACTTCATTGATATTACGGCATCTTGCAATTTGCTGAACCATTTGGGATGGATAGATAGTCATGCCATTGTAATAACAGAAAACATCACGCTTCATAGTTGAATCAAGACCATAAATGATCTTGGGACTAAAGATAACCTTATTATGATCATCTAATTTAATATAACTCTGCTCAGAGTCGGATGTAAATATAACAACATCTGGATCATCTATCTTTTCTTTAAGATCGATAAGTTCGGCGTTCTTTTTACTATCAGTGCACACTAAGTACTTTTCACGACCTGCAATAAGATTAAGGAAGTCTTGTTCATTTTTTACAATATTAACTTTTACATTTCTGTAATGTTTAAAAATGTTAACAAGAAACTCATAATGAACACCAAGTGAATCGAGAAAATGTTTAGAGATAGGAGATATATCAGCATCAACACAGATGAATTGTTTACATTTTTGTAATAAACGAATGATAGTAAGAAACACTTGATGACGAGTAGTACGCATGGTATCTGATGTCATAATATGATTGATGATAGAATCAAATTCATCCATAAAAACAACATAATTTTTAAGATCATAATTACTAAGAATGATTGAGCTTTCTGGTGTGATAATAATATTTTTACCATGATGAAAACTTTTATTACTGTAATGGTAAACTTCGATACCTTCCTTACGAAAATCGTTATATTGTTCGTGTGATAAAGCGATACGAGACGTTATTGAGATAAAAGGTTGTTTTGTACGTTTAATGTATTTTCTAAACGATGTCGTTTTACCAGTACCAGTATCACTTTTAATAAGATAATTTTGGTTTATGATATATATATCGTCGAGTTTAGCTCGATTTATTTCATCATATTGACCGAATCCAGGTGCAGGAAGACGTTTGTATGTGTACATATTAGTCACATTAGTTATTTTAAGGAGCCATAAAAAATTATAAACATTTGAATGACATGAATTCCATATTTTTAATAAAACATCTTCATCATAATTATTGTGAATCGTACTTTTCGACCATTCAATGAATTCTGTTTTTCTACCAATGAATTTACATGCGTCTAAAACATGAATCCATTTTGTGTAAGATCCTCTATAATCATCCTTTTTATCACAGTCAACTGGAAGTTTATTAAGAATAGTAGTAATAATATCGCTAGTGATAACTACATCATATGCTGTTTTATCTTCAACGATACTAATAACATTATCTTCTTTGGGAAGTTTAATAGATTTAGATTGTTTTTTAGGTTCGGGATAGATAGTAGCTAAAAGCCATTTTTTAAGATTAGCTGGACATTGTTTAACCGATACGTTATTATGAACAACGTACGATTGTGAATTAATGCTACTTGGAGGACATACTACATATCCCCCATCGTTTCTAATATCAATGCCTAGTAACTTGTTCTGGGTCTGTCTAATCTCGGAATCATACTTAAAATAAAGATGATATCCACCAGAGGGTGTTTTAACAGTAAACGTGTTAAAGGTTTTGATGAATTTTGTACCAAACTTTTCGATAAAAGAATGATCATCTTCAGGAACTTCCTTGAAATCAAGATCAACTACTGTGATATTATTTCTGTATCCTGTAATAAGTCCAACATTACAATAATCATACAGAAGAGCTTTTTTAGGAATATTGATTTCACCATATTGTTCAATAGCAGTTTTGCCGTTTGACTTAAGTGAGAATTTAAGAAGATCCTCATCATGGTGCGGTATTTGCATGAAACTAATTTTCTCGTACTTGTTTAGTCTTGCTGCCATTAGTATAATAATCTGCTATAATAATTATAGCGAATTATATTTTTATATTATTATATTTTATAATTATTAAAAAATTATATAAAGATTTATATATATCAATATATAATGATAACCAAGGCGTATCTTATTTCACAGGGAATAAAACAATCATCGGCGAATGTATATTCACACTATTATGATAAACTAATTAAAGAATGTTTTAATGGAAAAGTACCTGAGATCGATGATGAAACAGTTAATCAGAAGATTTTAGATTTTATCAAAACAGGTAATTTGACTGTTATGACAAAAATAAACTATCTCAAAGCATGGATAAAGTTAGATGAGGTCAGAAAAGATAACAGAGATGTTAAGATATTGACAAAAGAACTGAAGGCATTGAATAGAGAATCACAATATTCACCACCATCACAAAAAGAGATCAAAAATAAAATATCTATGAATGAAGTGAGTAAAAAAAGAGATTTTTACAAAACAAAAATAAAAAATGTATTCGGAATCAATGATGTGTATTATCTAGCGTTGTCATTTTATTCTTATCTACCACCACTGAGAACACAAGATTACATAATCACATTGTACAAGGATGGTTTAGAACAAGGTGTACAAATAGACATAGAAAAAGATAACTATTATGATAAAGATAGCAAACAGCTAATTTACAATAGTTACAAAACAAGCGAATCGCATGGGAAACGAGTTATCAATGTACCAGATGTATTATCCGCAGCTATCGAAGACTTTCATAATAAATCCGGATCAAAATACATAATATGTTCGAGTAGAAAGACATCATTTACACAGATATCGTTCAATAAGATGTTAACGGCATGTATCGGTGGAAGTTGTAATATGTTGAGGAAGTCTTACATCAGCGAAAAGATAGATAATGGTATGACAGCTGAAGAAAGAAAAAAGGCAGCCACAATTATGGGTCATAGTTTAGCAGTACAACAGTTAACATATTCACGATTTAGTGACACATTGCATCCAGATGATAATGATATGAACTATCTTGTAAGAATGAATAAGAAGCTAACAGAACAACTACAAGAGAACAATCAAAAGATATTAAAACTTCTTAACTCAAAATAAAATCTTGATTAATAATAGTGCTTGTTAATCAATATGGAGAAGATCTATTGTGGAGCTGAAAAGCTAAAGAGAGGATATAGACTCGGATCGATGCGAGAATGTGCAGAGAAGAAACAAGTAAGACGTTATGGTCTTTTAAAGGCTGATAGTAAAACGATAGCACTTGTTAAGAAGAAGACAACGATACCAGTAACAAAGATGAACCTACTTGTGAGATCTGCTAAATTAAAAGGTCTGATCAGAAGGAACAAAGGAAGATATCAAGGTGCTAAAGATAAAGTTAAAAAGGCTGAGTACAAGAAGATCTTAGATACATCTGTTAAAGATCTTAAATTAGTTCAAGCTCGACTACAAAAGATAGTCAAAGATGAAACTATGAAACTCCTTAAATCTAAAGTCAAGTCTTCGGCTTTAGCAACCCTTACGAGCGAAGCTCGAAAAGGGAAAGTCAAGTCTAAAACTAAGTCTGGATCAGGTAATGATGTCAATAAGACATTAGATAAGATTGAGAAGGCTATCACTAAAAATGGTAGATATGCATATTACTTAGTAACAGGTCCGAAACAGGAAGTAAAACTAGTAGCGACTGGTGATAATAAAAAGGATCTGTTAACGAACATTGAAGAGAAATTAGAAGGAAAAGATCAGTATGTAGGAGATGCTTTGTATTTTGTAGATATGCATATCGATAGAAAACACATCGGTAAAAAACATAAAATCGTTGTAGGCCCTCTATCATTAAAGATAACAGAATACATAATAATGCCTGACTACAAACCTCATTTTTATGCTGATCTGGCTATAGGTGCGGTGTGGTATCCTGAGAATGAACTAGATACATTTAGTCTTAAACAGGTTAGAGATATAATCAAAAATATATACGTTGGAAATATTGAGATAATTTCAACCGGAGGTGTAACAGCGTCACAAGTTTTGGAAGAGATTTCAGCTAAAGAAAGAAAAGTATATCTCGATGCTAGAAAGAAAAGTTCAAAGCAGCATGTTAAAAACTTTAATGAGAGAGATGAGGAAGATGATGAATAAATAAAATGAAGGATATATTTATTAAGGCAAGTAATGAGTTATGATAACATAATACCTGTAATTTCAAAAGTTGGCACGAATGTTGTACATCATAAAGCTGTAAGAGACTTTGTAAAGAAGATGGTAATGAAATATGGTAAAGATATGGCTATTATTATGATATCAAAGTTGATATTCCCTTCTTACATATCTATCTTGATACAAATTTATCTATCGATATATTAAATGTCAGTACCAAAGAACATCAGTTTTAGTCCATCAAATAGAAAAGGTAAGAAATATAGAGTTGAGTTCGATCTAAGAGGTAAAACTTATGTTAGACACTTCGGAGCTCTAGGTTATGATCAGTATTTCGATCGAACACCTCTAAGATTGTATTCACATCTCAATCATCTAGATGCTAAACGTAGACATCGATACTATCTCCGTCATGGTACATCAAAAGACCCCCTAAAGGCTAAGTATTGGGCTAATAAATATTTATGGTAGAATCTGAAAACTTGATGAGTTTTCGATTCAAGCATTTCTTCATAAATTCAGAAATGGTAGAATCTGAAAACTTGATGAGTTTTCGATTCAAGCATTTCTTCATAAATTCAGAAATGGTAGAAGGATAATAATAGTAATGATTAACAAACCCGATTAAGGTTTATTAATTAATAAATTAACAGATGTATTCTTGATCTTCAGAATCTTCAGATCCCTCCTCGATCAGAGATTCACTAAGAGAACCACCACGTCTCTTCAGAGTCTTTCTAGAGACCTTTCTCTTTCCACCTTTGACATGGAGAGCTTCGAGATCCTCATGATATTTGGGCATAGTTACAACTGCACCAGCTCTCATACCATAACCGTATTTCTTAGCGAGCTTCGAGGCATCTTGAGCGAAAGGAAGATCGACCATGGAGAGACCCTTAGACAAGAGTTGATGTTTCTTCACGAAGTCATGTCCCTTTGAGAGAGCATTTTTAAGATTGGAGAAGAAAGAACCACCGTAGATGTTTGTAGAAGGTTGATGAACAAGAGACATACCAGATTGAGATTTGAGAACATCTTGAGAGTTGAGTACAGCGATCGATTTAGTGACAGCACCATGATTGATACAAGCAGTACCTTCATAGATGATGAAACAGAACAGAGTGAAGACAGCACTCGTGCTCTTCAAGTTAGTAAATCCAACTTTAGCAGACAGGAGAGGATTTGCCAGTTTAGAAGGAGCATCGAGAGAACCGAGACCTATATCTTTTCCTACATCGATAGGAAGGACTGATCCAACTCGTCCAGTCCATTCAGCATAAGACAAAGAACCATTAGAGTTTCTAACATAGATGTCGTACAGATCTTGAACATTGCATGAAGATAGTTTACCTTGGTTGTTACCATAGTTGATCGAGATAGAATCAATTCTAGCATAAGTATCTGTTTTAGTGTAGTTAAGAGGTCCTGAGATAAGATCTGTATCTTGTTCGCGGACAACAAACAACAGTCTTTGAGGATGAGCTTCAAGATTGATAGCACTCAGATCGATTGAAGTTGATTGACCAGCTCCTACGGTAGATTGTTTTGTTGTTGCAGCGATCATAAATTCATGGTAAGGATAACACATCTGTTTAGGAATTACACTGAGATCTTTGGGAGTGATGTATCTGCAGTTTACTGTGAATGCATTAATTTTTGCAGTAAAGCTTGAGAGAGTGACACCGGGAGTAGCACCGTGCGACCATACACGTCTAAGATCGGAGAAAGTCCATGTACCTGTCATAGTTTTAATACCAGCGAAACCAGATCTAGAGGGATAGAATGGTGACAAGAAGACCTCTTCGGTAACGTTAAGGAAAACTTTAGCAGTTGTTGCGTTATTTGTTACAACGTTCAGGATGTATTTATTATCAAGACCTCCATTTGACAAACTTGCGCATCTACCTTGAACATAAGGTGTCGAATCTTCATAAGAAGCGAGGGGATTTCTCATCGATCCTTGAAGATCGGCATAATCTTGACTCAGATCCAAAAGAGATGGAGTCATTGAGTGTGAAGTATTTAGATCTCTAGAGTACATACCAGTTCTGTTGATAGCATTCCAATACTCATTAAGATTAGTGTTAAAGGAGGTACCATTAACTTTAAGATCAACAGTAGAAGTGGTGTTAGCAAGAGGAAACGATCTAGGACCATCGAACTGACCGATAGACAGAATAGTAGGGAAATCCGGATCAGATACAGTACCAGTGAAATCAAGTTCATAAGTAACTGAAACGGTTATTCTAGGATCAACAACGGTCTTTTCATCAGGAGGATTAAAGGTTACTTGAATGTTAGAGTTGTTTACGGCCTGCGCAGGAAAAGGCGTATAGGATACTTCGGCACCACCGTCGTACACTGCAAACTCCCTTTCTTGTTTAAAGGCCATAACTTCATCCAGAGACTGGACGATACGCATCGGCAGAGCATTAAGAGACATCTATTTATAAACTATATTTAGATAAAATTTATAATTGATTAAATTCTAAGCTTTACCCTTGTCGGGTTGCAAAGCCGATTAAAAACCCTGTTTTATATGTTTCTTTCTAAACATTAATTTACAAGATGCAAAACCGAAAGGTTCGAGATAGAGAGGAAACAGTTGATTGTTACGGTCAGTGAAGTATATCTGTACGTTTATAGCTCTCAAAGGAGTATCAGACACCAAATTGGATAATCTATACTCTCCTTGATTAAAGTAGACGATATTTGAATTTATATCTACTCCAGTTTGTATCTCTGGTACAAAATCTGTAATGATCTGTAAAGTTGGGTTAGATGTAGACAAAGTACCGATAGATGAATTAGGGTTAAGTCTTCCAGCCGGTACAAACTCATCAACGACAGGAACAAGATTAGATACGAATACGATAGATTGTATATCGACCCAGTTGTATAAGTTAGAATAATCGCCTTTCATAATCAACATATCGAATCCGGAGTAGTTGTTCCAATCGATACCGTTAGGGGGTCCAGTGTTTGCACCAGTAGTATTGATGTAATATGAACCTTCATACTCAACTACCTGGTTCAGTGCATAAACACCAGTTTTAGAATACGTTTGAGGGATCGGCTTTTGTGCTTGAACTGCCCAGTCACCAGGACTTATGTTAGGTTGAGCGTTAAAGTTTACTGTAAGAGAGGTGTAATTAACACCATTGTATGAAACACCGGCATTAATAGCATAATTTAAAGTATCTTGCCATTTTGGATAAAGGACGTCAGGATAAACTAAAGTTCTATCATTATCACCTCTAGAGCCGACTTTAAGTTTAAAATCAAGACCAGCGTTTCCACCATAACCGTTAAATTGATCGTACTGTAAAGAATCTTTGAAGAACGACATCAGATCGATATTAAAGAATATCTTCATCGTATCAGCTAGCGCGAAGTTCTCATCAAACAATCTATGAGCGATCAAACTGATGTTCAATGTATCAGGATCGTAAAGTAGATAAGGAGCTGGAACACCTGCTGCTTTAGGAGGTGATGCATTTGTAGGATCGATACGATTGTAACATGCTTTTAAAGCTCTATTTATCATATCGATGAACTGTGAGAACATAAATACACCATAATAGGCTGAGTTCGATGAATCGACTATCGTCCAGTCTTCTGGAACTCTTGTAACAGTGTTTGTAGCTACAGGTTCATAAATGATCGATTCTGTAACAGAGCTACCTAGATAAGACATAGAGACTGAATATCTTGAGCGATTTGGGCAGATGTTGTTTAGAACTGGTAAAGTTTGTGTCAGTCCCCATTGTACAGGACTTGTAGTAGGATTGTTGTTTAAATTACCGTTAACAAGTGAAACGTAGACGCTGTTACCATAATTAGCAAATTGATCGATTGAATATGTTTTACTTGAACTCCATTGTTCTACTGAATTTTGAGCAACTAAACGCCAAGCAGTTGGATTTATATCAGGTTGAAGACCGAAGTTATTACCAATTAAACTTTTATAAACAAGACCGTTGTATCTAACTCCTTGATCTTGAATGAATGTATCAGTAATATTCCAAGGAAGAGGATTGTTCGTGTATTTTGGAAACACATTCATAAAAAAGATAGGAATGTTGATTTTAGACAATGAGAAACGAATAACTGATAACGTGTAATCTGAAGGATTATCTAGAATAGCTGTTGAACGATTCTCTGAAAATACTGCTAACTTATCAGAACTCGTAGGATTATTCAATGATAGATTGTAATACACATGATCAGCATCTTCACTTAATTGAATCGACGATGATTGATAACCTCTTTTTCTAGACATATACTGTTATACTAGATTATATTTTTAATTTATAAACGACGTGAGGATAACTATCACCTGGGGGTGATTTTGTTATTTTAACGAACTTCAATTTATGAAGGAAGTTAAAATAACTATCCATTCATCTTTAGTGTAAGCTTTATTGTTAGCAAGAAGATCATAGAATTCTTTATCACTGAGATCTTTAAAGTTAATTCTAAGCCCTACAACACGACCACATATGTTGTTGTTCTGTGCTCTATCTTGTAATTTGTAAGGATTGTAAGTGTATCTATATTTATCAGCTGATTTTAACATCAATTCAGATAGATAAGGTCTATTCTGTCCCAAAGATGTATTAACATGATCTTTATTGAATCCCAATTGATCATCTGGGAAATAACCATAAGGATCATAAAAGTTGATGAGTCCTGGAGTATCTTCTCTTTCAAAGATACAGCACCAATGACCGTATGTAGGTTCTTGTAGATACAAGATGATACATGCTCGGTGTTTCCCTAAAACTTGATCTAAATTCTTGTATTTCACTAAATCCGGATAACTGATGAGATTCGCTTCATTGTCTACTAATCTCATCATATCAGAATCTGAAAATGAATAAGATTGAATCTTCTTAATGAGTTTATCCATATTGGTCGGCTTCAGCAACCCGAAGGGTTTATTTTATACTCATAAAATAAAACAATCTCTATTAGTATAATAATAGTAATACATCAATGATCAGTATTAGAATGCGACGTGCACGTTCTCGGGCTTGCCAACCCTCCAAGGGTGCATCAAAAGCTAAACCGATGAGGTTATCAAGATCAACTCTCAAAAGTAGAAGTGCCGGCTCTTTGAAAGATTGTATGGCATCTTGTAGAAGATCCTTTAGTGCGAAAGAAGATTCATACATCAAAAAGATCAACAAAGATCTAGAAAAGTCGAAGAAGAGTTTGAAAGCAGATCTAGATAGATTGAAGAAGATAGATCGATCTATGAAGAATAGGAAGACTGCTCTTAGAGAGAAAGATATCAAAAAGATGCAATCTGACTTAGCAAAATCTCAAGACAGTCTTAAACGTGATATGGCAAGATTAAAAGAGATCGATAAAGATTTTGTAAGAGCGAAGAAAGCTAAGAAAACAGCAAAGAGAAAAGCTGTTAGATCTAGAACTAAATCTAAATCGGCTAAGAAGAGAGCTAAATCTAAATCAAAGGCCAAATCTAGAATGAGTAAGGGTAAGACTAAGACTAAGAAACAACCTAAAAAAACGGTTAGATTCGGTGCAGATGAGATTAAAGAGTTTATGAAGATATACAACGATGAGAACAAGGGTCAACTATTTCAAACTGATGCTGAGTATGAGTCAGCTAAGAAGTCTGCTAGAAAAGGAGGTAAAAAGAGACTATTTGATAAAGTATCTGATTATGACCTGATGACACCAGCTAAAAAGAAGAAATACAAGAAATTTGTTCAATTAATGAAAAAACTGTAAAAAATTATTTACGAGACTGATATATAAATATGAGTCTTAGCAATGTTTTAAAAGGTCCAATTCAACAATGGGCAAATGTGTACTTTAACAATGTTTATTGTAAAAAGATTAATGGCGAACCTGTACCAGCCGGATTTGATTCTAATCCATCAAACATCATCTATCGTCCTGGTTCTGTACCTCCTGTAGGCTCTAATATAGTTAGTAGTTGGGCAGATGTTGTAACAAAAGCGAATAAGGTCAATGTAAATCAATGTTTGAACGTCTATTTCGATGATTCGATCATAACACCGTGTGTTGTCGATTCTAGTTTAGATTGTCAAGGAAGAGTGACATTACAACCTTATAAAGCATCTGCAGCTTCTAATGTACAAGTTCTAGTCAATGACGGTACATTGATTTCTAATCCAAAAGGCTTTATTGGATCTATGACGGTTAAATTAGATTCTCGAACTGGACCGTGTTTACTACTTAACAACGGTTCAATTGAGATTCAGTTTGCAGGATCTCAGATCGGTTTAGCGTCTACTGCAACTGTTCCAGGTATTTTAATCCAAGGAGCTGCAGTGTTAGGGGCTGGTTTAGGCTCTCAATTATCAAACGATGATACTGGTAACGCTGTATCTTTAATATCAGTTGATGCAAACTCTTCTTTAATTTTATCTAATGTCATTAATTCATCTGGAAGTCAATTTAGACCAAATTTAATCAGTTCAGTTGATAACACGGCTTTTATGTTTGTTGTTTATGATTGTTCAGTTGATATCAGTACATTAACTGCCGCAACAACTGCTTTTACAGGTACAAAAGATTCATCAAATATCGATAAAGCACAATATCTATCTTACAATGATACAGCACAAGCACCGATATCAGGCTCTTCAAATGTACAAGGTGTTATCGATTGGTTGAAGACACAGATCGGTGGTGGTGGAGGTTCTCCTAACAGTAGTCTGATCTATAGACCTGGTTCTGTACCGGCTGGTAATGTTTACAATTCATGGGCTCAGATATGTGCTGTTTCTGCTTCTTTAAACAATATGGTTGACATCTTCTTTGATAATTCACTTATCGGATTCGTAGACATACAGATCGATCAAAGTTATGATTTTAAAGGTCAAGCAAATTTTTACTCTTATCAGAACAATCCCACTGTTAATGTTGGTGTAGTTATCAACAACGGTGTCTTGATCAGAAATGTTAAAAGTCTAAACGGCTTACTACAAGTTAACTGCGATAATATCGATGGTAATCCTTCATTAGAGTTTGATCCAGAATATTCATATCTGAACATTAATCGTGCTGTTCTTACAAATTCAACTACTTCTACCGGTCCTTATCTCAGAGTACCTGATAACGGTAGAATGAGAATCGAGCTTAATTTTGTTGCTCAGCTTCTCGCACCGAATGGACCTGGTATATCTATCAACGTAGGTGATAATGCAACTCTCTTTATCGGTACTACTGTAGGTTGTGATATCGGAACTGATACGATAACTGGATCTACCGCTTCATCAACTATGTACATCGCATTTGATTCTTCGGTTGGATCTTATAATCAAGATACATCGTTCATAGGATCATCAGTAACATACCAACCGATCGATTATTCTAATAAAGTTTTCTATGATGATGCGGTCATATCCCCTCCTTTGAGCGCTGATAATGTTCAAGGTGCTATCGATCAGATTAAGACACAATTGAACAGTATTAATTCTTCACAAGTAAATCTCGTATTTAAACAAGGTGCCGGTAATATCGGTAACGTGTATGGAACATGGGGTGATATCGTTACGCAATCTTTTGCAAACGATAATTTTGTTAATATCTATTTTGATGATACAAATGCCCCATGTCAGATCGATCAATTTCACGATTTCCAAAATAAAGCGAACTTTTACAGTATCTCTAGTAATGGTGCTTATGCTGATATAACTAATGGTGTAACGATAAGCAATATTAAAAGTATCAATGATAGTTTGTATCTAAGATGTTATAATAATCCTGCTGCCAATGTTTCTTTAAATTGGACAACTAACTCAACCTTTACAATGACAAATGGATCTACGATAGAGGCTACTGATTGTGTAGACACTCCTATCTTAATTCCTAACGGTGAGAATCTTGATATCATCATGTATGATTCAAATTTTTCTTATGGTAATTATCAACTTATCGGTGTTGGTCAATCTGCTGTTCTAGATGTCTATGCTTATGATACTAGTTCAATCGAACCCGATACCTTAAAAGCTTATCATCCTACAGCTATGGCTAGTTTAAATGTTGAAAGTAATGTTACCGACGATATCTTAAACCAACCGGCTTTCGCAGGAGCAAATCTTGTACTCAATAGATTAGATGATGCTAAATATGTTGACTATGATGATAACCTAGTAGCACCATTACTCGGACCAGATGTTAATAATGTTCAAGATGCAATAGATATTATTAAATCGACATCCCCTCTTGCTACTATGGCAAAGATGAGAGTTATCGTAAGTCCTAACATTACAAACGTAACCGGTAATGGTACGCAATATATTGTTAAGTATCAATCTGTCGTTTATGATAATAATACAACTTATAATACTGGATCTGGTTACTACACTATCCCAACTAACGGTTATTATCTCATACAATCAAATCTTCTGTTAACAAACGTTTCAACAGCCACAACCGTACAGTACGGTATCATTACAAATGCAAGTTCAACAACTTTGTACGATTATGATCGTTTTAATCCTAATATTGTCGTTGCTGGTTCATCAGTTAGTACTAGACTATCGACCATGTTGTATTTAACTGCTGGTTCTAGTATCGCATGTTCACTTCTTGTCGGTGGACAAGGTGCAGATACAGTCGGTATCTCTGGTGGTGGTCTATTGCCTTATTCTTTCTTCGCTGTTAGTCAAATAGCTTAATATTAATCATATTTAAATATGGATAATATCATTTTAGTTTTTTTGTATCTTTTTTATAGGTCGACACGACTAAGCTCGTGTAACTCGCTTGAGTGGCGGCAGTTTTGATTGTTTAACATCTTGTTTAACATCTTTTTTCAGGTCATCATTTGAAATTTCAGGAACTGCTGGACCACACATTTCAAGTTCCATAGCATCTTGAAACTCATCATAATTTTTAAACTTTCTATTGCATTTCTTACCTAGAAACTGTACACACCTGATCTCTCTATTATACAATTTCAATCCCGATGTTTCTTGTTCATGTTTTGATCTTCTGTACAATCTTAGTTTCTTTCTAAGCTCCTCTTTCTCTTCTTTAGTATATTCGGAGTACGGTTTACTTTTATTTCCTTCAATAAACTTTTTACGCATATCTTCTCTTTCTTCTTTAGTTAATGGTTTTGTTGCAGGTTTCGGTTGTTTGTTCATTGCTATGCTTGTCATACTCTTAGAGTTACTTCGTTTACTATATTATCGATCTAGATTATTTTTATCTAGGTTATAATATAACCATGTCTTTGTCAAACATCTTAAAACCTCCTGCTCAGTCTTGGGCCACACTCTATGCAAACAGTCTTAATGTTAGATCCGTTAATCTTAATAATGGTGCTCTAACTAACGTTGGCACAATCAATGGTAATAAAGTTGGCGATACTGCTGCTGGATTTACTTATGAACCAACCATTACTGCAGTCGATGGATCTTGTACAATTGATGTTGTGAGTACAGCTTATTGTACTTATGTAAACAATGTTCTCACAATAACTGGAGATGTTGGTATTACACCAAATAATGCATCTTCTGATTTTGTTATTAGATTGTCTGTTCCTGATAGTGTTACTGTATCTGATCCAGATTGTAATTTTTCTGGTGGATTCGTTCAAGCTGGAACTCCTAATATAATCGGAGTTTTATCATTTGCTGAAAGATTTACTCCCGATACGATTGAAATTGATTATTTTTCTGGTGGTTTAATGGCAGGTTCTCCTAATATAATCGCAACTTACAATATCACTTGTCTCGTTGAAGATGTTCCAGCTCCTGTTTTGGCTCGGACGAGTAACACGAGTCAAGTCGTGTCGACTAAATTAAAGCAAGATTCACTCGAGCGAGTTACACGAGCTAAGTCGTGTCGACAAACTTTAATTAAATCGATTAAACCGAAAAAGGTTAGACCTACGCGAGTTGAACAAACAGAAGATTAATTTCTCTTTTTTGTTTTCTTTGATTTCTTTTTAATCGGTTTCTTAGGTATCGACTTTGAATTTTTAAGATATTTGTTTAATTTATCCATAATATCAGATCTCTCATCGTCAGTCTCATCGTCTGATTCTTTAGATTCTACTTCAGATTCTATCTCTCTGCGAGTTACGAGCGAGTCGTAGACTGATTCTTTTTCATTATTTGGATCTTTAGTCGATACATTATTTGCATTCATCTTATTTATAATCAGACATCCTTTATCCCATAAGATATATGATGGAAAGTTTATCGATACCATGATCCAACGTGAATTGATATCAGTAACCATTTTTAGACCTTTCTTATCTAATCCTACGTATTCAGTTAAAAATCTCTTAACATGATGCGGTGATGTTGCCTGAGGGAAGTACACAATCTTCTGACATGAGTTTAGTAGATCTCTTGTTAGTTTGTAGTTCATAAGTTGATGAGATGTTGACATTACTCTAATATGCATCTTTCTTCCATTTTGAAGCAGATCGTTTCTAAGATCTTGACAAGCTTTCGCTAAATTCTTAGGTCTTATCGTATCTATGTCATCAAATATGCAAACACTATCTTTGAGTTCCTCTTTTTGTATCGGTTCATCCACTACATCTTGATCTATTATGATCCTCGTCGGTTTAAGATCATCCAATGCCTTATCTTCATCGAACGTTGAGAATATGAATAGATCTTTCTTTGGATTGTCTGATTTTAACTCTTTGATGTAATTACCTATCCAACTGCTTTTTCCTGCACCTGTTTGACCTGCTACATACACGTGATCGGCTTGATCTTCATCTTGATTCGGTATAGGGACAACTCTACCCTCTTTAAGTTTAATCTCACTAAAAATATGTCTCTTATTCAGTTTTGATCCTCCACAACTTCCACAACCTCCTTTTTTTGATCCTTTTTTGTAAAGGCATTTGTCACAGCATTTTTTCCTCGCTGTTTTACATTCTTCAGTACAATTTGCACAACACTTGTAATCAGGATCATAAATATAAATGTACTCCCCATCATGTTCACCTCCTTCTATTCTGGCGATCTTTTTGTTTGCTTTCTCAAACGTTAACATATTTATATTAATACTACATTAAAATAAATTATGTGTTTTAACCATAAACGAACTCGACGTACTTTTTATCAACATAAGGTCCAGGGTACAAATTCACACTTTTAAGATATTTTTGCACCTCCTTGTTTATCTTTTTCAAAACATGTTCTTTCAGTTCTTTTAAGACTTCTATAACTGAATCTTTTGTCATATCTCCTTTTATTATCTTATCAATCAACTCGTAAAATGCAGATTCATTCACATTTAGATCAGTGATTCTTGATATCTCAAATTTCAATGCTTCTAACTGTCTCATTATTACATCTATCGGGGCGTCATCTCTAGTTTCTAAGATCGATACTACAACACTTATCTGATTGTAAACATAGTTTAACAGATTGATATCTGATTTGAACAGTTTTGTTAATTTAACCCCTATATCTTTGTTATCATCTAACATCGCAAGTACAAACTCTCTTTTCGCAAATTTCATCATATTCTTATGTTTACTCGATATCTCATAGTAATACGACGTTAGATCTACTAACAAAGATCTTCTTGTATCTTCACTTTTATCTCCTTCAAAATCCTCTTCAAAACTTAGTGTTAAGTTTGTCATCTGATTCGGTCTCGTTTTCGATCTGTATCTCAGTGAAAATGTATTTGAGAACTCTTGTATCTTTCCGTTAACTATCGCAAACATATCTATCTTTATCAGATGTGATACTTGTATCGTTGTTCCGTTCTTACTACATTCACCATCTGTTCCTCTATCTCCATCAAATCTATTTATGCAGTATATTGAGATCGCAGAGTTTACAGCTTCGTGTATCGTTATCTCTCGGTTTCCTACTAGTTTAACACCCTCCATAACCTCACTCTCTGTCCATCTCAATATCAATGCTTGTCTCGTCTCTTCAAAATATCTAAATACCTTCTCGATTCCGCTTTTACCTTTTAATTTTGTCGGTACTACCTCTTTTATTCTTTCATATGTATCTCTTGATATCTTTCCGTCATCATACACCTTCTTCCATAATTTTATGATCTTCTCTCTCGGATAGTTTATCTCATATCCATTTATCAACAATTGGGGTATCGCTTTCTCTCTCATATAATAGTAATATTTGAAATCTGTCTCCTCTTTCATTTTGTTCTTTTTTAGATAATCATTCCACATCTTATAGATCCCTATCTCTTCATAAACAAAGTCCTGTTGTTCTACTATGATATCTTCATGGATTACTTTATCGATACCTATCTTAACATCTCCTAAATACATATCTCTCGTTGATGATATCTTTCTTACTGTTTCTTGAATTATCTTTACTATTAGGTTTGTTGCTTCTTCTCTTGTACGGCCTCTCTTATCATTCTTAAAAAACTCATATATCTGTGACAGGTCTATGTCTGATGGATATTGTTGTGATTTGTATTTATAAGAACCGTAGATCTGATATCCTGATTCATAATCTTCTATCTTCGGTCCTGTAATCATCTCTATCCCTCTTATCTGATCTCCTGTTAATACCTTATTAACTTCTCGCTTCTTGAAGACATTCTTCTTAATAGGTTTCATTCCTATTATTCCCTATAGAAATTAAAAATCTCTGGTTATATAATAGGAGATGGATTCACTTGTAAGAAAAGATGTTAGATCGATGCTTGAACGTATCATTAAATCTGGAGGCGCTCGTCGTGTTAGAGCACCAGCTAAGCGTCCTGTAAGACGTGCTGGTGTTAGAGCTGGTGTTAGAGCCGGTGTTAGAGCCGGTGCTAGACGTGTTGCGAGCAAGCGTCCTAAGCGTAAGGCATCTACCGGTCGTAGATCCGCTAACCCTTGGATAGCTCATGTTAAAAGATTCGCTAAAGATCATGGTATGACTTATTCTGAAGCACTTAGAGCCCCTGGACTCAAACGTGGTTATGTACCTAAAAAAAAAGCTTAGGCGGTAAGATGAAACCGAAAAGGTCTCTAGACGCCAAATTGTACAAAAAAGTAGGTCGTGTGAAAAGTAGACAATTATCAAAAGAGGCCAAATCAGTTAAAAAGTATGAAGATGATCTAATTAAAACAATTAAACGTTTGAAAGACATGGAACTTCCAGCTGATCTTAAAAAGGAGATCGATGATATGAAGATCAGAAAGACTAAAAGGATCGATCAGAAAATTGATTGATGTATTTAATTCAGAAAATTAATTTTAATTAATATTAATATAATAATTAAATGGAAAATCCAAATACTTGCGCTCCTGATGCTGTTGTCTCTATCACAACCCGTGATGAACCCAAATTCCCTCAATCTTGTGATAATAATGTTAAACAAGTTGTCTCTGAGTCTTTTGCATCTTTTAAACAAGAACTGTTCAAATATCTTGAAGATAAATTTATGGCTATAAATCATGAACATGTCGCACTTCCAGAAGTTGAAAAAGAAGAACCTCAAAAAGTACAAAAGCCTCGAGGAAGACCTAAGAGATCAGAACCTGTCGAAATCGTATCCAATTCAAAATCAGGAACAAAAGATAGAAAATCGATCGCTAATCTCGTTAAAAAGCAAGCGCTCAATAAAACAAGACGTGCATCAGAAGAACCTAAGAAAGAACTTAAGTCTAAGCAATCAAAGAAATCTAAGGCTACTCCCTTTGTCGAACCAGAGTCATACCAAGATACATTCGATCATGACGACGAAGAAATCGAAGTCCCTCTTGAGGAAGAAGCTCCTAAGAAAAAGAAAGGAGTGGCTCCTAAAAAAGGACGAAAAGTATCTAAGTCAAATTAAATTTAATTTTTTGTTCTATTAATTAATTAAATAACCTAAAGATTATAACTATATATAATAATTATAAAATGGATACTGGTGATAATGAAAATTTCTTCCCTGAAGAGTATGATGATATTCTCGCTTTTGCTGAACGTAATAATCGACGAGAGACCATCGATCTTATTCTTCAAAATAATAAGATCCCATCCAACGATGTAGATTTCTTAAATAGATGTTATAAGTTCACTAATCTTCCTGTCTCCTATGCCAATAGATATATTGAACTTTGTGATAAATATCTCCCAACCACTATGATCGAGAATGGATATGGTTCTTCTCAAAATTAATATTTTTGTTTTAAAACTACTTAATATTATAATTATATATATTAATTATAAAACAATGAGTAAAAAATCAACGACTGATCGTAGTACTAAAGAGTATCACCAAAACTATTTTAAAAACAATCCTAATGTAAATTGTTTGTATGATTGTCCAAATGGAGTCGACTGTATTTTGTGTAAACGGCACAAACAATCTATTACATTTCAGATTCTTGATAGAGATTATCACAATCAATATTGGATTGATCATCCTTATGCAATACGTATAAGTGGTTGTAAAAATGGTCCTAAATGTGGTTATTGTGATTTACGTAGAGTTGAATCAAATTATGTTAGAATGAAATAATAATACTTAAAAATATAACTATATATATTAATTATAAAAGAATGGAATCTAATAAAAAAACTAAACTCGATGAAATGACAATTTTGGATTATCAATTTCGTATGAATGAAATTGATTATATCTTAGAAAATTTTGAGGTACAAGCAAATCATAAGACTTTTTTTATTAAAACACGAAATATTAAAGATCTTAGTAGAAAACGTGCATTGATTTACGATAGACTGACAAAACATTATTTCCCAACTAGGATAATGAAAGAAGGATACAACAAAGAACCTGATAATCTTGATCCAAATGAAGAGGTTGCTAAATTGTATGGAGTCCCAAATGACCCTAAATATGATAGATTGTTAGAATCTCTTATTAAAAAGCATCCTAATATTACACATCCGACACATTTTTAAACTTCAACACCGTTAGATTCATCAAATAGATCGAATCTACTATCACAACATTCATTACAGTTACACAGATCGTGACTACCCACGTCTATCGGTGTAATATCGTCTTTTGACTTTGGAATCGGTATCGGCTTTGATTTAGAGTTCTCATGCTGTTTATCTAATGCTTCTATTATGTTCTTGATCTTAGTCCTTGACTCCTTCTCAAGTATGAATAGAAAGAGTTGTTTCTCTGCTTCTAAGAATCTAATATCCTCTTTTAGACTGTTCTTTCTTATCTGCAGTGCTGATAGATCTGTTAAATGATCTGTTATCTTCTCTTCAATATCATACAGATCAGATTCAAGCTTATCAATCTCTGTTTCTATCTGACTCTTTTCGGTTAACACCTGATCCATTTTATAATATCGGTTTATAATTTAATTTTAAAGCCCAACCGACCTTACTCTTAGTTTCATCCATTGATTACCCACCCTTGAAGTTGAATGCTATCTTCCGCTATCTCTCTCTCATATATCATCGATCGTTTACCTATCTAAACTATCGATTTCTACCTATATACTT